ACCCGCAGACGCGAGGGCATCCGCATCCGCTTCCGCATCGGTGCGGAAGCCGTCAAACGGCTCCTCCTCGTTGGCGGCGTTATAGGACGCCTGTAGGGTGTCGATGACCGCATCCAGCTGCGGCGCGTTCATCGCGTCGGCGGCATCGCGCAGCGCGGCGAGAACGAGGGAGGCTTCGGTGAGGGTGAGGGCGAGGTTGATCTGATTCATGGGGATAAGAGTAAAAAAAAATCTGTGCAGGTAAAGAAAAAAGTTAAGAAAAAAAAAGGGCGCTCAGAGCGCCCCCGAATCGACAAGGGCCGCGAGGCGATCCCAAGCGGCGTCAACCTCGTCGTTGACGGAATCGACGAAGGCGAAAAACGCCTCCATCTCGGCGATCTCCGCAGGGGAGAGCGCGGCAATTTCTTCGGCAGCAGTGCGGGGGAGGAGGTTAATCAGGTTCATGCGAAACAGAATGAGACTTTTTTCGATGCGGTCAACTTTTTTCTGCGATTTTTTTTTCGATTTTTTTTTATTTTTTTCTTGACACGTTTTCTGCGTGGAAAGTTTGCGCGATTTTCTACAAAGATTTTTGTTGACAGCAGGGCGCCGGGCCAGGCCCGGTTGGGGAAAATTCCCCACCTCCACCCCCCCCCACTATATAAAGCCCTATATAAAGCCTTATATATTATTTACGGAACCAGCGCACAACTGTTATATTGCCACTCGGTATAACAACTATATATTCCTCGAAAATTGCTTTTGCAATTTCGAAGCGGGTGCCGCTTGTCGCGTTTAAGGCCGCAGCGCAATCCGCACCGCGAGCAATTATCTGAGACGCCCAACCGTAATGCATTTGTTTTTTCATGCTGCTACCATAACAGAGAAACGGCCCCGCGCAAGTTTTTTTTTCGCATTTTTTTCGATTTTTTTTCGCATTTTTTTCTTGCAAGTGTGCGCGCTGGGTGTATCTTTCCCGCATGAAATTAAATCTCCTATCGGTTGGCGCGGATGCTAAGACAAGCAAGGGCGAGGCTTTCGGATGGCTCACGGCTATCTTGTACCTTGCGCCAGCGCGCCAAGCTGGGCGCGGCGAAGTTTGCACGCATCGGTCAGTCGGATGCACCCTCGCGTGCCTTTACACGGCAGGGCGTGGTAAGATGTCCAACGTGCAGCAAGCGCGCATTCGCCGCACTCAATTATTTTTCGATGACTTCGCTACCTTTAAGGCTCTTCTCTTCGCTGACATTCGCGCATTCGTTGCAAACTGTGAAAAGCAAGGGATGCGCGCTTGTGTTCGCTTGAACGGTACAAGTGACATCGCATGGGAGCGGCTGGGCGTGTTCGCTGCGTTTCCTAGTGTGCAGTTCTACGACTACTCGAAGAGCCCAATTCGTGCCTTGCAATTTGCTAAGGGTGCAATGCCGAGCAATTACCATTTGACTTTCTCGCGCAGCGAAAGCAACGAAGCGCAAGCGGTTGACGTTCTCCGCGCAGGTGGTAACGTTGCGGTAGTGTTCGCGAACTACCTTCCCCCAACGTGGCAAGGCTTCGAAGTGGTGAACGGCGATGAAAGCGACTTGCGTTTCCTTGACAAGCGCAACGTGGTGGTTGGCCTCAAGGCGAAAGGCGCAGGCAAAAAAGATGCAACTGGGTTTGTGGTGGTAGCAACCCTATGAGCGCCGAGCTTTTCCCTCTTCTTCTTTTCTTAGTCCTTGCCTTTGCGGTACTTAGGCAACGGCACAAAAAAAGATAAAAAATTCCTTGCAATGCGGGGCGCGTGTGCTATCTTAGCAGCATGAAAAACAACAAAGAAAACAACTTCTGGAACCAAGTGATTGCGGGCCTTACCGCTCAATCAACCGAAGCGGAATTCAACAAGCAAGTTGCCGCAAACGTGTTCGCGATTCGCCTTGCTGATTGCAACGGTGACGCAAAGCGCGCAAGGAAAGCAACCACTTGGTTGCTCTCTTATGACGAAGATTTCTGGGGAAGTGCTGAGTGGGAGTTTCGAAACAAATTCGGATGCAACCCTAGCAAGTAAGGGTAACACCCTCCCCCATTAATTAAAAATCGCGACCTGCGTTTCTGTGGGGCGCGGCGGGGGGTGGTATTTAGTCCGCTCTACCCCAATTTTAACCAACCATAAACCTTATTCTTTATCTTCCTATCTCTTTACCTATATATAAGTCATTATACCTTGTTAATGTACAATGTATGATACATTATACCTATCCCCCCCCTATCCTCTCCCACCCCTATGTTGTACGTTTTGGGTATTTTTTATTTCTTGGCTATAGCAAGGTAGCCTAATGTTAAGATCAATATAAGAACAATAATCAACCAATCTGTTTCTAGATCGTTGTTCTTCTTCACGGAGGTATTTACACCCCCGCCCCCATTTATAGAAAATGGGGAAAATTCCCCAATTCTATTTGTTTAGGTAGACCGGGAAACCGGGGAGGGTCATTTTACCAATGGTGAATAATATTAATTATAAGGGCAACATCCGCAATGATTGCCAAAACCATTAGTGCAAACTGTAAACGTTCACTTTTAGTGTCAAGTTTCATTTCTTTTTTTTATTTAAAATCTTAATTAACTCTCCAACCTTAATCAGTTTCCCTTCGTGGAGTGTATAATGCTCCTTCGGTATTCTCTGTAGTAATTGAGTTAGATCCATATAAGGTTTTAGTTAAACGGTCAATTTCTTCTTGGTCAAAAGGAAAGCGTTGGCCCCCGCGATATTCCTTTACTTGAATATAGCTTGGGACTTTATTTATGGTTACACAACGGAGAAACTCTACCTTGCGGCGATTCTCTCTAAGTGTCAAATTATCAAACAAATAAACAAACTCTGCTGGCTCCAAATTAATTGATGGGGATTGGATATGCTCGCGAGCATAAATGTCATCCAGCGCGAAATTAAATTCAAAAAGCGCGTTCATCGCCTTTGCATACTCATAAGTGGCAATGGTTAACATGCGAACCTCTCCGATCTCGCGGAGTTTAGCGAGGAACTCCTTTGCGCCGGGTCTCAGGGATGTTTTATAAAAACTTCCTTCAATTTCCACTGGCACTGCACACTTGCACGGTGTTTCGTGATAATCATAAGTGTGAATTAATGTCTCGTCCAAATCAACGAATATGTATGGCTTCATGTCTTTATTCCTTAAATAAAAATGATAAATATTATATCCATCTCTCGGATCGATGTAGATGGTAGGATATTGTAAATAGGCCATCTACTAGTTTACACTAGTAGCTTTCTATGCCGTTTCTTACAAATCTTAAAATTGAATATATTGATTCTCTATAATCTTTAACCGCATGAGGATACAAGCAAGAACTAATTAAGAAAACTATTGTCATTATTGCAACTAGAATCAGACCAATGCAAGCCCTTACTGGCATGAAAAGATATCTGATTAAATGTTCGCTCATGTCCAAAAGTATTGTCTATACTTAGCTATCCATATGATCATTTCCTCGTCGAGCTTTTCAATCTTTTTTATTTTCTTGGCCCATAGATTGGGCTCTTTTTTAAAGGGAAACCCATTATCTTTGCTAAGTAAATCAGCAACTTCTTTAGTCATCTCTTTTCTGGTTACGGTAACATAATGATAATACTTTTTTAAATCTCTTTCGAATTGACCCCTTTTATTTCTCGCTTTGAGTTGAGATTCAAAATGCTCAAAATACTTTTCGCGCTCAACAAGTTCTTTTATGATTTGGATATTAAAATTGATGATAATTTCTGGCAAATCTTCGTAGCGAGAAGGGAACACAATGTTTCTCATCTCTGTTCTGGGGTTTTTGACGTAATGCTTTAACTTCCACCAAAAATCATTGATTTTTCTTTTCAATATCCAATATTTAACAACAAGAAAATTTCTAAAGAAATATTGAACTGGGTAATTCTTTTTGACCTTGTTATCAAACGTTTCCCAATCTTCCATAGAAAGAGCGAATGGTTTAACGTAAGTTTCGCTTGGCCAATACCAAACCTTTTTTGTTTCTATTTCTAGCTCTTTCATATATGAAAGCACCTCATCTTGCTAGCGAACCTTTCAACCATATCCCAAAAACCTATCCATATTTTATAATGCAAGAAACGATAGAATTTAGTATAGAAGAAATATTTGTTGATCCAGCGCTTTTGTTCTTTTTCTATCTTTTCCTTCATTTCAGTTTCGCGAGCTTTTTTTTCCGCGTTGTCGGTCTTTTCGAATTTAAATAATTCTATTTTTTGCAATTTACTGTCGGTAAAAACCGCTTTGAACTCCACCCAACAATCCCATTTGTCTTGAACATTCATAAGAAATTCATAAAAATAAATCTCTCCGTGAAAGTTTAATTTGTCAAAGTAAGGATCTGTTCTTTCCATGTGTCCAATTCTATCAACGACGCTCTTGGCTTTTTTATCTCCTTCGATCCATTTTTCGGTTTTGAATTTTTCTTCAAACAGTTCACCATTTTGAATAATGTAATGGGACATTGTGCAATCTAAATCCTTCGTTTGGAAAGATAGGTTATTTTTATTTATGCCAAGGTCAATCATTTCCTGTGAAAAAGGAAGATCACCCGAAACAGAGATAGTGTCGAACATGCCCATATTATTTTTTAGTTAATTTGAATGTCCCGTCAGATTGTTCAGCCCAAATGATTTCATCGCCAACCTTCCAACCCAAACCATCCATCAAGACTTGAGGAATCTCAATGAATTGATCGCCGTTGTCAAGAGTTTTTACCGGCACCGTAGCTTTTTTAGCAAAAATTTCGTCCCAGTTTTTTTGGAACTCTTCTTGGGAAACAGAAAATGGTCTAGGTTTTGATCCTTTACCGTTCATACTTAATTATAATTCTTATAGTCTGGAGAGTCAAAGGCTTTTTCCAGAAATTCCATCAAACCATCGCTGAATTTATTGTCTGCCGTTACAGAATCAAACCAAATATCTCGTCTTTGCAATTCTTCAAAGACTCTATTATGGATCGCCTCAAGGTCTTCCATATAAACTTCGCGGCTGACTTTTAATTTCTTTTTAGATTTCATGTTACGGTTACTATAGAGAATTTTTTGTCTTTGTCAACATCAATTACCAAAGGTTTATTGGCGGGCATATACATTTCGTCGAGAACAGAAGCATTTGCGTAAATTGTTTTTGGCATAACAAAGCTATTGCCACCAGAAAAGTGGATGTGCCCAAACACATGAAGCTTTGGTTGAATTCTTAAAGTGGCCTCAAACAAGTCAACGCAACCAACACTTTTATAAAAACCTTTTGACTGAGGAGCAACATCACAAATCTTATGTGGTGGTCCGTGAGTAATTAAAACATCAGTTCCTTTGGGAATCATGTCCCAATGTTTTTTAATAGACTCGCCGCGATCACGGTTAAAAGCCCAGTTAAAAAAAGTTGGTTGTACAGGACTGCCCCAAAACTTTAAGCCTTCTAATTCGATCCCAGAATCTTGAAGATAATGAACCCTATCAGGCATAGTTCTTAAAAAAGAATCTATGTCAGAAGGATTGCCTTGCTCAAAGTAAAGATCATGGTTGCCAGCAATGAAAATTTTATGTTTGTGCGGGTGCGTGCCAAACCAATTGACGAATTTTAATGCGTCAATGTATTGACCATGAGAACAGAAATCTCCGCAATGGATTAAAATATCTCCATCTGGAACCTGCATCCCAAGATGGGAGCCATGCGTGTCTGACATTACGACTAATCTAGTCATAAATATTATTTTACTTAAATTTTTTCATTTGTCAATAGATTTTGAGAAAAGTGTAAAAGATTTAGATGGAAAAAGAATTCAACGCATTCATTTCTGAGAACTCAGTGCTTCTTGTCGCTGGTGTAAGTTCTTTGCTTTTTAAAGAATTTATAATCAATATTGTCAAAAGTTTACTTTTTAGAATGACAGCGGGGTTAAAAGAAGACGATGTATTGATCTTTTGGGACGGGTCGAAAAATCCTGCACGCATCGTGAGAATTGGCTGGCTTTCGACTACTTTGTTTCTTTATGATGTAAATGAACAAGGCATCGTAACTGGTGGTCACAGAATAACCATGCAAAATGTTAAACTTGAAAATGTTAAGTTGTTGAAGAGATTATCTATGATTGACGAAGCAGACTTGAAAATGTTTAAAAAGGACAAATAATAATTTGTCATGCCTTACGTTTCGTACAATAACGTTAAAGCTTACGTTTCTCTTGGAGATGGGTCATATGCTTCTACTATTAGTATTCCAAATACATTATTTGCGACTGATTTCAATGCGAGTAACACAACTCAATTAAAAAGAGTAAAAAGAATTGGTCAAGAACTTGATTATTATATACAGACTGGTCCCAAAAGTGCGTCTATTTCAACAACAGTTATTCCTATAACTGGAGTTGGTCTTAATCAACTTACTAGATTTTTGTCCTTAACTGGAGATTTTACAAATGGATCTTATATTAGAGCTAATTCTTATACTTTTCAAAAATGTTTTTTAAAATCTTTTGGATTTTCTCTTGAGCCCTGGAAACCACTTGCAGTTGAAATGCAATTTGATTGCTATGGATTAGAAGATGGAGTTTTAGATTATGTGGAGGCGGGCACTTCAGAAAGTGGAATTATTTCTCCATTAAGGGGAATGAGTGTTACTATTTCTGCTCCAAATTTTACTCAAACAATAAATCAATACGAAAATTTAAATTTTAATGTTGAAGTTGATCGCGCTCCAAATTTTGAAATTGGTGGAACTTATCCTGCCAAAGTAAGTGTTTCTAAAATCACGAAATCGTTGCAAATTAACGGTATATCCAACATTGATTGGCTTTCTGATTATCAACCTAATACTACTGTTTCTGTGACAGTGGGAATGCCAGATGGCAACTCGTTTTCAGTTGCTGGCGTGCTGAGTTCACAAAGTTTCTCAGTAGATGGCAATGGTGTAGCAAAAGGAGGGCTACAGATAGTCGAAGAGATGGTGTAACTTTATGGCAAAAAAGCCCAAGAAAACAAAGTCGGCATCTACGGAAGTAATTATTCCGCAGATGAAAACAGAAATAAAATTCAAAGAACGCAAATTCAAATTCACTGAGAAACAACAACAATTATTAAAAATACTTTTAGGAGACGAGACCAAGATAGTCTTTATCGCTGGACCAGCGGGAACTTCAAAGACTTTTATGGCAGTCTACGCGGCACTTAACCTTATTAACCACAATGAAAAAGATATTATCTATATTAGAACCATCGCTGAAAGCGGTGAAAAATCTCTTGGTTCGCTGCCAGGAACAGTTGGCGAAAAGTTTCAGCCATATCTGCTCCCTCTTGAAGACAAAATTCAAGAAATAATCGAACCAACTGATGTTCATCGCTTAAAAGACGATGGCAGAATTTCTGCAACTCCCATTAACTTCCTGAGAGGCAGCACTTTAACAGATAAAATCGTAATCGCAGATGAAGTGCAAAATTTCACCTTCAAGGAAATCACAACCCTGCTTACTAGAGTCGGGGATGGGAGTAAAATTTTCCTATGCGGAGACTTTATGCAATCAGACATCAAAGGTAAAAATGGATTTATCGACTTTTACAATTTATTTTCAGACGAAGATTCCGCTCAACACGGCATCTTCTCGTTTGAGTTTACAGAAGAAGATATAAAAAGAAGCGAAATTTTAAAATTCATTGTAAAGAAGATTAAGAATATTAATAGTCATGAAGAGACAAGAAGAAAAGCTGTCCCTTTTGAGCAATTGGGCTAATTTAATTAAGATTATGGGCGGCATGGCTATTGCCGCCCTTTTATTTTACTTAAATGCTACTTATGTAAAAAGAGATGACTTTTTGCCCGTAGCCAAGGAGATGACCATTCAAGCAGAGCAGCTTTCTTATGTAAATGCAGAAGTTAAGAACATATCGCGCCGCTTATCAAAGATTGTGGATGATGAAGGCAAACCAGTGAATACTGATAAGATGGTTGAAATTCAAAGAGATATAGCTACAATATTGGTAAAGCTAGAAAATCTCAGCGATAAACTTAACAAATTAGAAAAAGAGTAATATATGGCAAGCGTTTTCTGTACAAATTGTGGTGGAAAGCATGAGTATGTTGGATTTGCTCCAAACTTTTGTTCAAAATGTGGAAGCCCAATGAATGGGAAAGTTTCAACTCAGCTACAGAAAAGGCCAGCTAGAACTACAAGTTCTGAAGATATAGAGGACGACTCAGAAGACAACACAAGTGTCGATGAACTTCCCGATATCGACAAGCTTGATGTAGAGATCGAAATGGAAGGGGGCTTTAGGGCTTTTAATTTGGAAGATTTATCGCGTAACCCTCAAGCTGGAGCAAGGAAATTCGCTCCAAAAAGAGTTGGTGGGATAGACGGCTTGTCCCCCACCAAATATGGAAGCACCAAAGCGCGAGAAAATTAAATACGAAGATAAGCAAGAAGTTATTGATAGGATTATAGAAAAGCACAGATATATCTGGCAGCTTAAAGCCATTGCTTGGATGGATTACGAAGATGTTGCTCAAATCATCCGTTTTCATATTTCTAAAAAATGGAAAATGTGGAAACAAGATCGCCCACTTGAACCTTGGATTGCGCGCATTACTGTAAATCAGATCAAAAATCTTTTGCGCAATAATTATTCTAATTATGTTCGCCCATGCTTGTCTTGTAAATTCAATATGGGTAACGAACCTCCAGCTTGTTCAATAACCCCAAGCGGCAGACAATGCAGCGAATGCCCTTTGTATAAAAAATGGGAAAAAACAAAGAAGTGCGCATACGATGTTAAACTTTCTGTTTCTATAGAGAATCATTCGGAGTCTATACAGGGTATGAAAGATTTAAACTTTGATGTTTTGTCTAGCGCTCAAAGACTTCACGAAGAAATGAAACATCGTTTGGCCCCTAAACAATACAAAGTTTATTCAAGACTTTATATCGATGGGGCAGATGAAGAAAAAGTTGCGATGGAAATGGGATATAAGACAAACGAAAAGGGCAAAAAAGCTGGTTACAAGCAAATTAAAAATCTTAAGAAACTGTTCAAGCAGGTAGCGACTAAAATTTTACAAGACGAGGATATTTTAGGTGGCCAACAATAAAATAAGTTTCACTGACGAAGATAAAAAAAGGATCATGGAAATTGCTAAGGAGTTTCCAGACCTTAATACTATTACGCGCAAATTTTTTAACGATGAAAATCTTGACGGCAGAACCAAGCAAGGAATTGCGATCAGATCTTTGCTTGCCTCTAATAAAATACAATACAAAACATCTAAATACGAAAAAGTTGGGGAACTCCCTCTCACTCCAGAACAAGAACAGTTCATTGAGGATCAGGCTGGCAACGGCATCTCGGCATTAAGAATTGCGGAGCTTCTTTATCCAGACCGCCCAATCTCTGCAATGGGATTAGAGCATAGAACTGTTGCGGGTCATATTAGAAATTCTGGTTGCGAAAACAATGCGGTATCTGATGACGCAATGTTTGTAAAATATCAAACACCGCGATCAATAGAAAGAGTTATTAATAGAATTAATGAGGCTACAGGAGAGAAAATAGACAAAGATAGGTTGACTAGACATCACAAAGTATGTGCGGAAAAGCTTGCCGTTAATTTATCAAATTCAAGATTCCAAAAAATTATCAATTGCTACACTTCCCAAGATGACAGGAATATATTTGAACAGGAATTTATCCGCATGACATGGGATAAGCCTGATTTAACTGCTGATGAGGTTAATTTGTATATGAATGTTTGCAAAGAAATTATTAACCTTGAAACCACTTCGCGGCATTTAGACAAATTGAACAAAATGTTTGAAGAGACTCAAGAACAGAACGAGATGAGTATTCGTTTAGCGGAAATTATCAAAGCTAAGAGCAGTGAATACCATCAATGCGAAGGCAGAGTGGAAAGCCTTATTAAAAAATTGCAAGGAGATAGAAGAGAAAGAATAGGCGCAAAACAAAAAGAAAATGCATCTATTCTTTCTATCGTTCAATTATTTCAAGACGAAGAAGAACGCGCCAACATGATTAAAATTGCCGAGATGCAAAAAACCCTTGTTACCGAAGAAGGTAAAAAAATGGAAAGTATGGTAGAATGGAAGGCTCGTATATTAGGAATATCATTAGATGATGCAGTCTGACAATTCCAACTGCTGCAAAATATGCCACAGTTCCTTTCTTTCCGAAAGGAGTTTACATGCGCATTTAAAAAAGCATAAAATTGCTCTTAACGAATACTATCTTACCCATTATCCTAGAAAAAACCTATTAACAGGCACTTATTTGCCATTTAAGGACAAGGAGTCTTATTTTGAAAAGGACTTTGAAAACAGAAAGCAGCTTTTGAGATGGTGCGAGATAGAATCGCCAGAAACTGTCAAAGCTCAAATTAAAAAAATGCTGGCCTATAGAATAAAAAGCAAAGATTTGAAATATGCGCCATGTCATTTAGAATTGGAAACTAGTGAAATGCCGACAGTTGATTTGTACAAGAAACATTTCGGGTCTTATTCTAATGTTTGTGCAGAGATCGGAATTGAGCCTATGTTCAAAAAGAGTTTGCCTAAAAAATTCTACGAAGATTATTCTAACGTTAATATATTTGTTGATACCAGAGAGCAGCAGCCCTTGAGTTTTAAAAGCGAAAAGAAAGTTAAGTTAGATTTTGGGGATTATACTGCCAGCGGTTCAAATTATACAAAAACGTTTGTTGATAGAAAGTCAGAATCTGACTTTAAAGGCACATTAGTTGGCGAAAATCTGGATAGATTTAGGCGTGAGCTTCAAAGATGCAAAGATATGGAATGTTATTTGTTTGTTGTGATAGAATCTACTTTAGAACGTATAAGTAGTAACAACGACTTTACTCCTCATAAGGCGAATTTAAAATTTATATATCATAATATGAGATTATTGCAGCATGAGTCTGCAAAAAGTTGCCAATTTATATTTTCGGGTAACAGAACTAATAGTGAAATTCTTATTCCTAAGCTAACTGCGATTGGCGACGCACTTTGGGATGTAGACGTTCAATATTTCTTAGACAAGGACTCATCATGGCTTGGATCGAAGGAAACCAAAAAAGAAAAAGCTTATTCCGTAACGTAAATCAAGAAATCCTTGATAAAAAGGGGTTCTTGGAAGAAAGAGAAGCTAAAATTCTTCTCTACAAATTCTTACGCGCAAATATTTCGTTCTCTTCGGAGATTATTTGTGGCGTTAAGCTATTTCCTTTTCAGCACATGGCAATCAAAACCATGTTTGAAACAGATTATTCTATGATGGTGTGGAGCCGTGGATTATCCAAGAGTTTTACTTGTGCGGTGTTCGCTTCTCTCGATGCGATATTAAATCAAGGCGTGCATATTGGCATTGTTAGTAAAACATTCCGTCAAGCTAAAATGATTTTTCGTAAGATAGAAGAAATTGCAGAGAAGCCTAATGCCGTATTTTTGAAACAATGTATTACCAAGGTTTCTAAAAGCTCAGACGAATGGACAATGGAAATTGGACGCAGCAAAATCACTTGTTTGCCGCTTGGTGATGGCGAAAAGCTTCGTGGTTTTCGCTTTCACCGCATGATGATTGACGAATTCTTGCTGATGCCTGATCGTATCTTTAACGAAGTTATTATTCCATTCCTTTCTGTTGTGCAAAATCCAACTGAAAGAAAACAAGTTTGGGATTTAGAAACTGAACTTATCAAGCGCGGAGAAATGAAAGAAGAAGATAGGTTTGTTTGGCCCAACAACAAGATTATTGTTTTGTCCTCTGCTTCTTATCAGTTTGAGTACATGTATAAACTTTATAAGCAGTACGAAGATTTGATCGTTACGCCAGAAAGAAACGCTAAAGGCGCAGCAACAAGAGCTATCTTGCACTTTTCTTATGATATCGCTCCTCACGGCTTATATGACGAGAGCTTATTGACACAGGCCAAGGCAACAATGTCCGAATCACAATTCAAAAGAGAATTCGGATCACAATTTGTTGACGATTCTTCTGGTTATTTCAAACTTAGTAAGATGCATGAATGCACAATTAAAGTTGGAGAAGGACAAGCGATAGAATTGGCTGGAGAAAAGAATGCAGAATACATTTTAAGCTTTGACCCTTCTTGGGCAGAAAACGAATCTTCCGACGACTTTGCGATGAATGTGATTAAGCTAGACAAAACAACTCGCAAAGGAATTCTTGTCCACAACTATGCGCTTTCTGGAACAAATTTGAGAAAGCATATTGAATACCTTCATTACTTGTTTACTCATTTTAATATTGTTGCAATGTGCGGTGACTATAACGGAGGCTTGCAATTTATAAATGCCGCCAATGAAAGCGAGCTTTTTAAAAATAATAAAATTGAAATTAAAATCTTTGAGGCAGATTTCGATACTCCAGAAACTTATCAAGATGAGTTAAGAAAAGCAAGAAACACATACAATAAAAGCACTAATAAAATTTGCTACTTGCGTATTCCAACAAGCAACTGGATAAGATATGCTAATGAACTACTTCAGTCTAACTTTGACCACAGAAAAATTCTTTTTGCTGCCGAAGCGGTAGATAACGATTTTACGGCGCAGAAAAGCAAAACTATTCCAATTAAGAATTTAAAGTTTATCCGAGACCAAGAAGATAGCCAGAGTATAGAGGCTAAAATGGTAGATTTTGTTGACCATCAGGCTGATATGATTGAATTGGTGAAGGCGCAGTGTTCTCTTATTATGCCCACAACAACAGCTAATGGCCATCAGAGCTTTGATTTACCGCCAGAATTGAAAAAACAGAGCGGGGCAGAAAAAACAAGAAAGGACTCTTATTCTTGTTTGGTTCTTGGTAACTGGATGACTAAAATATATTTTGACATGATGGATGTCAAAGTTGACAAAACAACTTCTACATTTGTGCCATTCTTTGCTCGGTAAAAGTTATTGAAAGTACTTTTGAGACTTTTAGTGTAACTTAATGGCACGCCAATACAATAAAAAGTCTGATTATTGGACAAGATTTGAAAAAGTACAGCCTGTTCAAGTTTCTCAAGCTTCGTATGAGCCAAAACTCATGGGCGAGCCTTTTTTTAAAGAAGTTTCTCAAGCCTCATACAATAGAGCAAAAGAAAACGCGTCCCCATCAAAAACTAAAGTTCCAAGAAATGGAACTGACGTAAACATTGGCAGATACTCATTGCTTAGTCAAGGTCTTCTTCCTTACGAATATACAAAAGATGGCGTTGATGTTCGCGATGCAATCATTCTTTGCCAGAAGGCTTATGCAAACGTAGCGATTGTTAGAAATACAATTGATATTGCCACAGAGTTTGCCAACACAGACGTTTATCTTGAAGGCGGCACGGAACGTAGCCGTGAATTTTTTCAAAAATGGTTTGAGAAAATTAAACTCTGGAAACTTAAAGATCAGTATTTTCGCGAATACTATCGTAGCGGTAATATTTTCCTTTATCGTATCGACGGCAAATTTAATGCTGAAGATTTTAAACTTCTTTCGGGTTTAAGCGAAAACGGAATCAAAAACAACAAAGTTCCTCTTCGTTATATTTTGATTAATCCTTACGATGTTGTAGCCAAAATCTCTAGTTCTTTCGCAGAAGCGGTTTACGAAAAGATTCTTTCCGAATATGAACTTGAGCGCCTAAAGAATCCAAAGGATGACGCTGACGTTGAACTCCTTAATGGATTTGACCCAGAAATTCAAAAGCAAATCAAGAGCAAACAGTATTTTAGAGATGGTTTGAACATGAAGCTTGATCCAAAGTATTTGCTTTATTCTTTTTATAAAAAACAAGATTATGAACCATTTGCCGTTCCCTTTGCTTATCCAGTTCTTGAGGATATTAATGCTAAAATTGAATTGAAGCGCATTGACCAAGCTATTGCGCGTACCGTAGAGAATGTAATTCTTTTAATTACAATGGGCGCAGAGCCAGATAAAGGTGGTATCAATCCCGCCAACATGACAGCCATGCAAAACTTATTTATGAACGAAAGTGTTGGTCGTGTTCTTGTTTCTGATTATACCACAAAAGCTGATTTTGTAATTCCTGATTTGAAGAAAGTTGTCGGTAAAGAAAAATACGAAGTTTTAAACGATGACATCAAGGAAGGCTTGATGAACGTTATGCTTGGTAACGAAAAATACAATGGTCAAAGCGCAAAAATTAGTTTCTTCATGGAGCGCTTAAAAGAGGCTAGAAACGCGTTTCTCAATGACGTTCTTCAGCCAGAAATTATTCGTATTTCTAAAGACTTAGGATTCCGCGCTTGGCCTACAGCTAAATTTACCGAGATCGATTTGAAAGACGAAACTCAATACATGAGAACCATCAGTCGTTTGATGGAAATTGGAATTCTTACTCCAGAGCAAGGTATCGAATCTATTAATAATGGTAAATTGCCTAATGTTGCTGATCTTTCTTCTGCGCAGCAGAAATTTGTCGCTGACCGAGAGAAGGGATATTATAATCCAATTGTTGGTGGCGTACCAATGGTACAAGGAGCGACCCCAACTCCTACCGCAGCACCTAAACAGTCTGGCGCTGGCAGACCTGTTGGAGCAACCGCGTCAAGAAAAGATATTCAAACTACAATTTATGAAGTAGATGCTTTTATGAAAGCGGCTGAAGATTTTGCCGCAAAGAAATTTGCCGTGGCTTCTTTAAGCGAGGAGCAAAAATCAAATGTAGCAAATCTTTGTAAGAAAGTTATCGCGTCAAGTTCAAGAGAAGATTGGGTGGCAAGCGTTCAAAAATGCATGGCCAATCTAGATGAAATTGAAAAGCTGCAACCAATGCAATCTGTTCTTGATACGGCTGATGAATTTTTACTTGATGAATATTCTGCGGCCATTTTGCATCATTCTGCTGTAAAATAAAATATGGCATTCAAGTATAGCACGATTTTGGACAATGTTGCTGTCGCTTGTTATGGTATTTCGGATGAACGCTTCAAAGTATCCAAAGCTTCTTTGGATGAACTCAAGAAACTTTCTCCAAAAATAGATTTTGAAGACAATCCTGATCTTCTCGGGGTTTCTTTTAATCTTGCGGTCCCGAATATGATCAATAACAACGGAGATGGTATTTCTGGCGCTACTGCATCAAAGATTGCAAAGCGCTTCATGAATAAATATCTTAACATTGAGCATAACAAAGAGCGCGTTGTTGGCCATATCACAAATTACTCTTTCAATAGAATTTCTGATAACAAATTTTTAACAGAAGAAGAGGTTGGCAAGAGTCTTGATCCTGTTTATTTGTCAGTTGCCGGTGTTATTTATAAAACTGTTGATAAAAAATTCACATCGCTTGGTTTTAGTAATTATTATTTGGCAGTTGGAAGTCAATCTTTAAAAGATGCTGATATCATTACTGACCCAAAGCAAATTGAAGAGTTCGCTCCATTTTTAAAAGCAAAAGGCGGCTCTGGTAAATTAAAAGACGGCACTCCAGTTTACAGATTAATCGTTGGAGAGATTTATCCATTAGGTGGCGGATTTACTACAAATCCAGCAGCGCAAGTCAATGGTGTTGTAGCATTTGAAAACGCTCCGTCATTTCATTTACAAGAAGACGAGAACAAAAACGAAGAGGCAGAAGCGACTGAAAACTGTATCCAAGAAGTGCAGGCATTTTTATCGAATAAAAAATCAAATTCCATTTTAGAGAGAAAAAATGTAAAAACAATAAACCATATGGACTTAGAAAAACTTATCACAGAGTTAAAGTCTGCTCTTCTTGAGAAGAAGTTTGGTGAAGAGGCTGTCGCTTCAATGACCAGCCATTTCGCTGAAGCCATCAAACAAAAAGATGCAGAGTATCGCGACTCCATTGCAGCCGAGAAGGCCGCTAAAGACAAAGCCGAGAAGCTTTACAATGAGACAGTCGCTTCAGTAGAATCAATGAAGGCAGAGCTTGCCAAAACACAAGAAGAGCTTAACAAGATTAAAGAAGCAAAAGCTCAAGAAGAAGCTGTAGCTCGTATTAATGCTCGCGTTGGTGAACTTGATGCCGCTTATGATCTTAGCGATGAAGATCGCAAATTGATCATTGGTGAAGTTCAAGCTCTTGAAGCTACCGAAGAGGCATTCGCTTCTTACAAGGAGAAGTTCTCTGCTGTTTGGAAGCACAAGAACAAAGAGTTTATCAAAGCTCAAGCCGCAGAGATTGAAAAGAAAATTTCTGAGCAGGTTGAAGCTCGTCTCAAAGAAGTCAGCAAAGCTTCTGCAACTCCCGAAGTAAAAGTCGAGGAACAGAAGGCTGATGTCGCTGCTGCACTCGACAATGCAACGGCTACCAACAAAGCTCCTGACAGCAAAGTTGCTGTTGAGCAGTCTTTCCGTGAGAAGTTCGCCAAAGCGTTCTCTCGCGAAAATATTAGCGTAAGCTATTCTAAATAATACGTAACCGGCGTTGGAACTGGTGACGCAGGGGTATTTGTCAAAGTTTCCGCTGGCAACTTTGACCTTGACCCTGTTTCATACTCTTCCGACTCTTATCTCGGCAAGACCGACTATCCCCATGTCGGTGTTAATCAATATCCAAAGGTAAATCTCAAGATCACCCCTGCTGCTTCTGGTGACTTGACCAACTGCCTTGGACTCACCCTCCGTCAGACTGCAAAGCACGACGAGAATGGTGAAAAACTTCTCTATTATCGCCAGAAGGCTGAAGAGCTTATGTGCGTACTGCCCGGCCAAGCCGTTCCAGTCGCCACTCGCGGCATCTTCACACTTGGACCTACAGCTATTGACGGTACTCTTACCGTTGGCTCTGGTTTCAAGCTTTCTGCCAATGGCGGTAAAGTTACCGGCTGCGCTCATGATGATGCTGGCAAACTCGGCATCGTTCTTGGCACAGGTTCACGTTCTCCTCTTACAAGCATCCAAGATGCTTTCTCAGGAGCCTTCGCAGTAGTAGGTCTGCGCATGTAATAAGAAAGGAAACAACTTAAATGAAAATCACATTAAAGCGCACCCCAGAACAGATTGAGCTTATCAAAGCAATGGCTAGCCGTAACCGCACTGTTGCTTATGACGCTCAAGTCGCACTCGCTGAGTTCATTGGTCCCGTTCTCGCAGAGGTTATCAACAATGCTCCCACACTGAGCAACTTGTTCACCAGCCTCTCCTATAACGCTGACGATAATCCCAGCATTCCTCTTGACCTGTATTACGACGTAACTGACGAGGACTACATCACTGTATACTCGCAGTCCGTAGCTGGTGGTCTTCCCACCAATCAGGTTCTCCCCACAGTCTCAGAGATGAAGCTGACCACCTACACACTGGACAGCGCCCTCTCCTTTGACCGCCGTTACGCTGCCAAGCATCGTATGGATGTAGTTGCCAAAACCTTCACCCGTATGGCTCAGGAAATCCTGCTCAAGCAGGAGCGCACCTCCGCTACACTGGCGATGACTGCTCTGGCCAACGCCTCCACAAACGGCAAGAAGCACGTTCAAACATCTAACCAAGCTGGTCGTTTCCTCTTGGCTGATCTTAACGAACTGCTCACACTCGCCAAGCGCATCAACACATCATGGGCCAAGGGTACACCCGCCACTGGTTCTCGCACTGGCATCACTGATCTTCTGGTTTCCCCAGAGATCGTAGAGCAGATCCGCGCTATGGCTTATAACCCCATCAACACTGTTGCTGGAGTTACTGCTGGCTCGGGCACTGGCACAACCGTTGGCATCACCGCTACTGACGAAATGCGCAGCGCTATTTATAGCGCCGCTGGCATTCCCAGCTTCTACGGTGTTTCCATCCTTGAGTTCAGTGAGCTTGGAAAAGGTCAGAAGTTCAATAAAATCTTCGATGCAGCTGCTGCAAGCACAGAGTATCCAAAAGCAGACGGCACCGGAACTAACACATTCGATGAAGCTACAGAGGAAATTCTCGTCGGTATTGATCGCACCCGCGATTCGCTGCTTCGTGTTGTCGCAACTGATCCAGACTCCAACTCGGAGTTCTCGCTCACTGCTGATGACCAGTACAGCATCCGTCAGAACAAGATCGGCTACTTCGGCTCCCTTGAGGAAGGCCGC